GATCTTTGTCAGAAACTCCTGCTCATCCTTGTTCAACTTCTTGTAGTCTTTAACGTCCTCTGACATAGGCACTTCAGTGTGCAGCCAATGCGACTGCTCGTGCTGCAACCATGCGTCATAGGCCCAAGGAAACTTGAACGGTTTGAAGATGGTACGTTCTTGTGTAATATCTGATTTAGTCTTTGTCATGTTCATCCTTCGCAAGCCAAGCAGGTGTCACCATCTGCAATCTGTTTCAAATCAATTTCATCTTCGATGCGTTGACGTTTAATCTGCGCACCAACCTTGTCTGCCTTCTTCACTTTCTCACTGCGGAGATAGTACAGACTCTTCAGCCCACTCTTCCATGCAAGGAAGTGAACGCTGTGCAGATACTTCACAGACACGTTAGCAGGGAAGAACAGATTCACACTCTGTCCCTGATCAATGTACCTCTGACGATCTGACGCAAGCTCAATCAACCAGCGCTGATCAATCTCCATTGCTGTCTTGTACACTTCCTTGAGTTGATCAGGGATGTTTAAGTGCTGTACAGAACCATCGTTGGCAATGATGGATGCCCATGTGTCGTCGTCATCCATACCAATCTTAGCAAGCTCAGCTTTGAGGAAGCGGTTCTTGTATACGAATGCACCAGACAATGTATCCTGACGGAACACGTTGGCACGGTAGGGTTCAACAGAAGGGCTTGTGTTGCCCATGATTAAGCTGCTGCTTGCGTTAGGTGCAATAGCAGTCCAATGACTGAAGCGACGACGAATACCACTGAGATGTGCATCAGGGCACTCGCCACGTGATGTAACCAAAATAGCATCACCAATCGTGCATTGGTTGTGAATGTGTTTGAAGATTTCATTGTTGTAACTCTTGGCTAATACACCATCAATGGCAACGCCTTTCTTCTGCAAGAAAGCATGGAAGCCTAGTGTACCAATACCAATGCTACGCTCCATCATAGCGCTGGCACGAGCACGGGCAATAGTATCTGGTGCATTGTCAATAAAGTATTGCAGCACGTTGTCCAGCATCTCCATAACATCAAGGATAAACTGTTTGTCCTTTTTCCATTCGTCATAGTATTCCAAGTTCAATGAAGACAAGCAGCACACGGCTGTACGTTTCTCATTTGTTGGCAAGAAGATTTCAGTGCAGAGATTGCTGCCGTTGATGGTGAAGCCTTTGTCTTTCAACCACGATGGCATAGCTTTGTTGGCTGTGTCAATGAAGATGAGGTAGGGTTCACCTGTCTGCATACGCAACTCAAGAATCTTTTGCCACAGATACTTAGCTGACACTGTCTCAACCACTTCACCATTGGCGGGGTTGATCAGGTTGAAGCTGTCATCAGCGTCATCATCTTTCATGCAGCGCTCAATGATGTTCATGAACTCGTCAGATATGTTGATGCCGTGATGCATGTTCAAGGTGCGAACGTTCTGATCACCAGTAGGTTTGCGCATCTCCAGAAACTGAATGATGTCAGGATGGTTGATGCTGAGGTAGGCAGCATAGCTTCCACGGCGTGTGCGCCCTTGGCGGTAGGCCAATGAACTAGCGTCATAGATTTTCAAGTGAGGCATAACACCAGTGGACTTGTCGTCGCTGTTGCGGATACCAACGTGAACACCAACACCACCACCCATCATAGAGAGCCAGTTTGTCTCCGAAAGATTATCGACCAAACCTTCTGCACTATCATCCATATAATTAAGAAAACAGCTAATAGGCAACCCGCGCTTAGAACGGCCAAAAGATAAGATAGGAGTAGAATAGCTGAGCCAATGTTTACTAGAGTAGTCATACAGTCGCTGAGCATGTTCTTGATTGCTTGCAAACGATGCCGATACGAATGCGAATCGTTCTTGAGGAGAGTGTTCATCATCTTTCATGTAGCTTTCTTTAAGACGCTGTAGTCCAAGTTCATCGAACAATGCGTCACGGGACAGGTCAACTTCAACCTTGAATGTCATGGGGTAATACCTTTGTGTTAAGAGGAAAAGAAAGCAGCCGAAGCTGCTTATGTGAGGGAGGGGTAGAAGTTATAACACTTAACGAAGATCACCACTGCCCTGTAAAGTACCATTGTCTTTTCTGCCCCACAGTTTTTGCAAATTGTGAATACATATTTCGGACATGGTGAAGCCGTGGTCCTTGGCAACAGCAGCAACCTGCCATATCACATCACCAAGTTCTTTCTTGATGTGCATATTGTATTCTTCAATATCGCCCCCATCTCGGCGCAGCTTAGCAGCCTTACCTGCCACTTCACCAGCTTCAGCTACCAAGTTCAATAGAGCATACTCGCGGTCTGCTGTAGGCAGTCGAAGCTTCATAGCTTCTGTTTGATATGTATCAATGTTCATTTAATTGTCCTTACCTTTACACCAAACGTTGCTGCTGCAACTACTAACAAAACAAGAACTGAAGCATGTACGATTGTTGGAGCTACAACAAGCCACCAACTCCAGTCGATGAAGCCTGTCAGTTTTAAACCAACAAACAGCACAGTCATTAAAGATAACAACATCATTGTTCTCCTTCGATTGGTGTGAACGACTTACCCTTTTCAATTGCTTCAGTGAGACAGGCAACAAGGGCGTATCGAATTAGAAAGTCTTTGGCTTCATCATCAAGATTGACAGTGCAATCTGCCGAGCCGTCTTCGTTTTCTTTGATGCATTCAATTGTGATATTCATTTGAGTTCCTTAATATGGTCCAGTGTGATGTTCAACTGCATTGTAAAAATCAGACTCGAAAGTGTCAAAAACTTTTAACACATCGCCGTCATGTTTCTTTGCAAGTCGTACTTGATTGCAGAAGTCACTGATTAAATTGTGGTATGAAACAGCGCTGAGATACATCATGGCTTCATCGTTGTTTTCACATTCAATAGTGATTTGAATTGTCATTTCTTTTTCCTTTCAAGTTTCTCTTGATCAGTCTTTATCTTATGACACGCCTTACACAACACTTGCAGATTCTCTATCTCACAGAAGATGCGGTTGATGAAATCATCCCAACTGATAAACCCCTTCTTAGGATCTACCACTGGTTTGATGTGATCGACCTGTACATCAGAAGCAACATAGAGTTTCTGACAAACAGCACAGTTGTAATGCATTGCCATCTTACCAGTCTTTGCATTAACCTTCCTACCAACAAAGGCTTCCTTCAAAGCTTTGTACTTCGGAGGCCATCGTCGTGATGCCGCACGTAGGGCAGAGGTCACGAAAGATTTGAATCGTGCCTCTGTCCATTCACCACCATTGCGTTTCTTATCTGTCACTTGGTACAGCTTCAAATGCAATGTTGGTCATGTCCAACATATTAGCAGGATCAATCAAGATGTTCTGCACAATACCGCATACATCATCAACATCCAACGCAACGAAGTAGAAGGTGCTGTCTTCGTTCTCTTCCACCGCTACAACAAAGCCGTTCTCAGCATCAGTGATTGTTAGTTTCATTGCAGTCCTTCCACATCAATCTTGTTAAATGTAATGTCAGCATCAAGCCTACTCATGGCATAGATGATATGTTCTTTGACAGTGTCAACTAGGTAGTCTTCATTGGAATACTCAGCACCCAAATCGTCAACATCAATCTCAGCTTCAAAGGTGACAGTCACTTTAGTCATCTTTCTTTCCTTCCAATTCAATCAACAACTCAATGTAATGTTTGGCCTTCTCAAGATCAGCGATGCCATTCTTGTTGCGCCAACGACTGACATACTTGATGACGTTACCTTCAAAGTATCCGATGTTGTTGGCATGGATATACTCAACAGGTTGGATAGCTAATTCTTTGTAATGATTACCGGCAACCTGAACATCCAATGCACGTTTGTTGAAGGCTACATCTTTTGGTTCGTAGTCTGGTCTAGCAGTCCAGTTGTTTGTAGGAGCGCAGCAAGTATCGCATGGTGATTTATCGCCGTCAACGTCACGGTAGATACAACTATCACATGTGTTCTTCATTGCACACCTCCCTCACACTTGGTGTTCTTGGTGAGCAAGGGAGACATACCATCACCGATCAATACCTGTCCCACAAGTTTTTCTGCTCTGTCTCTAAGTAGCTCAGTGAACTTGGCGCTCTCTTCCATCAAGGGAACAGCAGCAGCAAGGTAGCTGGCAACGGTGAGCAGACTCTTCATGTGTTCTTCGTCAAGGTCTACAGGACCAGCCATTGTCACCATCAATTGAAAGCTACCATCCCATTCAACACCATCAGTAATGATGGGTCGTAGCACTAAAGCTACGTCATTCTTTTTGAGGGGGGAATCCATGTTTGTCCTTCATGTCTACGTAAGAAAAGTAGATGGGCGTTCTCAACAACCCTATCTTCGTTACCATCATAGGCTTCGACACAGCGTTGAAATAGCTCTGCCTCATTCGTTGCCTCTTCCAACATCTTCTTGGCTTTGATGTTGCCAACGCCCCGAATACCTATGATGTTATCAGCAGCATCGCCTGTCAAGATTTGCATGTACAACCTCAGAAGTCCTACATTCTCAGTGATGTAGTAGGCTTCTCTCTTGACGAAGTTGTAGTGCCATCCTGCCACTTGATCCAAGTCTTTGTCCAATGAAACAATGACTCCATCGTCACCAAGCTTTGTAGCTTCAATGGCAATGGAGTCATCGGCTTCTTGACCGTCAGACAATGTGGCCTTCCACTCTTGCATCAGATGTTTACGCAGTGCTGCCAAATGCTTAGGCTTCACCTTGTCTGCTCTGTTGCCTTTGTAGGGGGCTGTGACAGCTATGTCGTTTCTGAAGTTGCCCTTGCCTGTGAGGAAGAGCTTCCATGAATCAACATAACCACACTTGTCTACACCACACATGAGAGTGTTGATGATGAGAGAGTCTACAGACCGAACAGCCTGTAGCTCATCCTCGTTCTCACATGCGGCTGCTGCGCGATACGCATATATATCGCTGTCCAGCAACGCTATCATTTACAACACGTCTTCGTCGTCAGCAGAGATGCTGCCACCACCTACGTACTCAACCAAGTCAGTGATCACCAACTTAGCCAACGAAGGGCTAACACCTTTCTTGTTCTTGTATGTCCAAGCGTAGCTGCCAATCATGCAGATTGCCTTGCTGCCGTTACCAACGTCTTCAACGATTTCTTCGTTGTCAGTATCGAAAGCTTTGATGGGACGCTGACTCTTACAGGTGATGTACTTACCCTGCTCAGGCTTCTTCTCAAGGTTTTCTTGCACAGAGATGCCCATGTCTTCCAATGCAGCCACTGCCTTGTCGGACAGGTTACACAGATCAACTGTGTATGCATCAGCCATTTCGTTTTTACGGTTCAATGCAGCCCAATATACATCGGCTTTCAGTTTCAACTTATCACTCATTTGAGTTTCCTTTGATTTAAATGCTGACCAATTCAATAGGGGTCAGCTTCCTATATTCTTCAGGTCGCTAGACCTATTGTATCACCAGCTTTTTAGCAGCGTCAATGTAGTATTGGTAGTCAATGTCTTTCCATGTGAAGTCATTGATGTCATTACATGTCCACATACCGTAGCCTTCACCAACCGATATGCGCCTTGGTTCAGCCTCATCCTTGAGTGGTGGCATCACCTTGACCAACTCTCCACCAGCAGTGCAAGCGTAGAACCTACACATGTTTTGTTGTTGCACTTCAACGCAACCACCCATCACCATCACAAGCTTACTGCTACGAGGCACCTTCACCCTGAGCATGAAGTCATACTTGTTCTTGTGACCCTTGATGTATACATCAACAGGGATACCGTGAAGCATCGCAGCTTCAGCAGCTTTCGGTATGACCAGACCACCTTGGTCTTGATGCCAGCCAAGTCCTTCGTATTGATAAGCACCCTTAC